CGATAGATGAAGATGGGAACGAACAATTTGAAGACAAATACCCTGGTGACCCATCAGAATCGGGTAGGGTAAAATCTTATTTGGCTGACGTATGGCCCGAAGTTAGGTTTGTTGAAGAATATATAAAAGCCGCGGTGGAAACCGAAGGTGAAAAAATCAATGAGGAGTCTGAAAATACACTAAAAGATAATCCTTATATGGGTTTTAATGCGATTGAATTTCCGTATCAAAACAGACCATACTCCGATTTAAATTTTATTCCTTTCATGTACGAAATTATTGAAAGGGTGATTCTTGGAACCAACTATACAAAGTTATATAAAAATAGTGGAAATCGGGACCAAATATTCTCAGTGGTAAGTGACTATGAATATAAAAATTTAAAAGAGTCTGCCGTAAAGTCACCCGAAATAGTTGACGCACTTAAAAACTTCTCGTTCAGTTATGAAAACTTTTTAAACTATTTAAAATCAATATCCAATAATGGTGTTGGTGTTAATTGGAATTTATTTAGAAGGGGTAATTTCGTAACACCATATATTAAGACATATTTAGAAAAAGACTTTGGAATATATAATATTTCATATCTTGACGGCGACTCATCACCTGTAGACTCCAATGTAGAAACCACGGAGAATTTAAAAAAATATTTAAAAGCTAATTATTCCGATGATTTAACATTTGTTGATGGATACCCATTTAATAATTTACAGTGGTTAAAAAATAATTTATCACAAGGTACTTCTATCAATACTGTTAGGGAAAGTAATGACACCACAAAAATGTTGTTCCTTAACGAAGATAAAAAAACAATTGCGTCTTTTGATGGTAATGCTGAAAAATGGGATAGAAAACCAATTACATATTTTAATTGGATTTTGAATTATAGTAACTCACCCACACAGGAAGTTAGTGGGTTACTTTCTGCCTTAGACAGTGTGGGTAATACAAGTTATATGACTAATGAACAGGTTATTAACTATTATGACTCAAGACAACAAAAAGACTTAATATTAACAGAGTCTTTTATTGATTATGGTACTAAGTATGACACAACAAAAAACTTCATAACAAGAAAACAGTCAACCTCTTTACTAAATACACCATACTTCATTAACGCACTACAAAAGGGAGTTGAAAATGAAAAAAGTGGAGAAGGTAATCCGTATGTTGCCTTGGGATATCTATACTTAAACTCATTACCATTATCTACACTTAGAGAAAAATTTAAATCATTTAATAGTAATACCCTAACTGAAGAAAATTATTTATTCGCTACACTAAACAAGTTTTCAGCAATCCATAAATTACCATATCATTTAATTCTAAAGTATGGTTCAATATGGTATAGATACAAAAAATTTAAAAATGAGGGGGTAGACATTATAGATGATGTATGGAAGGACTTTGATTACAAAAAAGCTTACGACCCCAACGGGAGTAACACATCAAAGTCATATACTTTTAATAATTACAATGGTAGTTCGGTATCTATAAAACAATATGAGCAAATAACAGACACTGTTACGATATCATTAGGAGATGATTTTGTAACTGGACAAGAAATATTTGACACCATAACATATCAGGTAGACAGAATAAACAACGGATTTTACCCAAAGGTTATAAATGATGTTTATTACTATTTTACAAATATTAATTTATTTAATTCATTTACTTCTGATGAGATACAGGCCGCTCAAATAGATAAAAAATTAAAGATAGGTAGTACATCTAAAGGTTCATTTAATCAAAATGAAGGTAAGTACACTATGAATAGTTGGACACAATTCTTTGAAGTAAAAAATAATCATGACTTTAGAGAGTATGATTCGGACAAAGTATTGATAGTCCCTTCGTTTGGTGACGTTAAATTTAACCAAGCCAAGTTTGAATGTTTTAACAATATGGGTAAAAACGTTCAAAACACAGTAACTAACCCGTCAATTTATAACGGTAGTGTTAGGACTCTATGGTCGTCACCAAACTACGGTTATTTCTCTAATGAAATGATTGATAAACCCACACCACTACAATATATAAAGTATGTTAATCCTGATACTGACAACAAACAAGCGTTTGACTTAGGTAATAGCACATCGTTAACCTATTCATCAATCGATGATATATTTGGTGTATTTACAAAAGAAATGTTGGATGTGTTTGAAACACATTTCTTAAATTTCTGTGAGGTAGATAACAAGTTTAATCCTAAGTTAGTCAATAGAGGATTAACCACTTTTGAAGATTTCTTACAGAGTGATGAAGTTAAGGGTCAGTATGGAGGAAACCCCGTACCTGACGATGAAAAAGTAAGATGGAGGGCGGTATATGAAAATCAAGAAACAACATTTAATGGTATTAACATAAACAATTACTATATCAACCTTAAAAATGTTATGAAGTCCCTATTGATGGTTGACAAACCATCACTTACTAACAACATTGATTTAGATATTAAAAACATCACTAAAACACAATCTAATAGTTTTATAAAATATCACATAGATTTATTAAGTAACAAAGATATTGTATTTAAAATTGGTAATCCTGGAAAAATTAATAACAAAGTGTATGGTTCGTTTACTACACTAACCAATCAAATAATAGAAGACGCATATACCTTTGAACCCTATGTTGAGGGGACTCTACCCACAGATGGAGGTACTATTACTTTAGGACAAAGTAAGGGTAACCATCCCGAAGCGTGGTCTGCAATGTATCAATATGTCGGAGATTTTAACGAAAACGGATTTAAATATAGTAATAACGGCTCTTATGTGACCGACTTTTTTGTTGATATGAACATTGAATTTACTCAAGAAAATGTGATTTTATTGGCTCCCATGATAAAAATCTATGCGGGTAAAAAAGGTACAGAGTCGGCATACAACAAAAACGAGTTCATATCCGATGTAGACGATTTTATGTCTCTACAAGAAAAATTCCAAAGAGATGTATTAAACCAAATGTTTATAAAGTTAAACAAAGATTTACCTGATGTTGCAACTACTGACGATAGTGTAAGAATATCAAAAATAGACGGAAATATTGCAAAACTAGAAATTTGGAAAAGTTTCCAAGCATTAAACGACAAATGGATATCGGGACAAGACTTTAAAAACAGAACCATATTTGAAGACTTTTTATTTTTAGATAGAGCAAATAGACCAGTAGGGGATAAGGTTGTTGTTGATATATCAGAACTTGAAGGGTTTATTAGGGGTAAGAATAAAAAGATGTCAGTTTTCGGACTATTAGGTTTAATATATGAGGAAAATAACTTTATATTTATGCCCACCCCCGCTTATACAAACTTTTACGGTAGAGACGAGAGAGTAAAAGAAGGTATGCCGGTACCACAAGATATACCTAACGATTTATTTGGTACATTTATGGAGGTTGACACAAGAGACAGTAGACCTAGAATGTTAGGTATATATGCGGGACAACCTTCAGTAAATCTTGGTATGGGACAAAACCCTAACGTAAGAAGGGGTGACGACTCGTTTGATATCACAAACCCATCAACATGTCCACTTAGAGAAAACCAAGAAAATAAAACAAATTATTCTGATAGTAACAGATGTGTTGGATTTCAGGTGGACTTTGGAAAAAGAAATCAGGGAATTTTTAATTCGGTGTCCATAGACATGAATCAACATAAAAATATCGGTCCGACATTCCAAGTCCTCGCTGGTTTAGGTCAACAAGCGTCGGGACAAGAGGTGGCTCAACAATCACAATCTTTATATAATTTTTATAGAACTAGAAGTTACACTTGTCAGGTACAGTCACTCGGTAATGTTATGATACAACCAACAATGTATTTTAATCTAACTAATGTACCGTTGTTTTACGGTCCTTATATGATTATGAATGTATCACATAGTATCAGTAATAGAGGATTTAACACTAACTTTAGTGGTGTTAGAATACCTAAGTTTGCACTATCACCACCCGATAAGTTGGTAATGAGTGTTAATAAAGAAATTTTAAAATCTTACGCCAAAAAGTTAAGACAAATAGATACTAATCTAAAAACGGGGGGAACAACAAATACCATATCTACTTCAGATTTAGGTAAAATAAGACAAGGTTCAGTTGAGAAATGTCAGTCAATAACTTCTTATGATAATAAAGATTTCGTAGATTTAGTTAAGACTGAGGTTAGGGCACAAGAAGTTATTGATTACCTAAATAGTAAATCATTTTATAGTGACAAGGCGAAAACATTTATATATGGAGTGGCAACACTTAATAAATCATTAAGGGAGGACTGTTATAATAACAATTTAATTAACCTACCAACAACTAGATTGGTACAACCAACGAATAGAGCGAATTATTTTAATGCACAATCTTGTATAGAAAATGGTGAATTAATAATGCCTATCGCCTCGTTTAATGATGTTACAGACTGTTTAAATTATTTACATAGTACATTTAACCCTATTGGAATATTCATGGACAGACTATATGATTATATTGAGGACGACCCATTAACCACCCCAAGCACTAACGTAATGGCAAAAACATTGGCAGTTACTTATATGGCAAACATATATGAAATTGATTCACTTGATGGTACGACCTCTGAAGTATATAATGAAGTTAATAATAAAATTGTTAGTGATAGTGAATATAAAAAAGAATATGAAAAATGGTTGGCGTTATTTACCTCTGTCGTAAGTAGAGGTGATATTTGAATATTCGTAACAAACAACATATTTATATAAAAAAAGAGTCATGAATATAAAAAGTTTATTAGACAATTATCTACAAAAAGATGCTAGATTAACCGAAACAGACCGTGGTAATGGTTATAAAGAAGTGTGTGATTTAGACACTGGAGATTGTTATACCGTTAGAATGAGAGACGGTTTAATTGAGAGGGTAGACAACACTATGAATTTAAATAAGACTCTTAGGGTTGAAACACCGACAGGTATGAAGACACTATTAAACGGTTAAAAATATTTACTAAAATGTCATTAGAAAAAAAACTATTAGAAGAAGTTAAAAGATATAATAACATAAACCATTATATCAAAGAACAGGACGAGTTACCTCCCCTACCTGGTGAAGGAGAAGAAACTACAGATGAATTACCTGCAGCACCTGAAGGTGGAGAGGATACTGCGGTAGAAGAAGTGCCTGAACCTGTAGATATTGATACAGACCCTGAAGTTGAGGTTGTTGGTGACGAAGATACCACAGATGATTTATCAAGTGAAGAAGGTACTGAAGAACTTGACGTTACTGAGTTAGTTACAACACAAAAAGATATCTCGGATAAGCAAGACGAGTATATGGAGGGTATGTTTAGTAAACTAGAAGACTTAACATCTAAGTTAGGTGAAATGGATACTATCCTAAGTAAAATTAATGATTTAGAACAAAAAGTTGAAAAATACAGACAAAAGTCACCTGAAGAAAAATTACAGTTAAGAAGTTTAGATAGTTACCCTTTTAATCAAAAATTAAGTGATTTCTTTGAAGATAAACAAGATGAATTTGAAAAGACGGGTAAAAACGAATATGTTTTAACTAGTGATGAAATTGAAAACTATACAGATGGGGACATTAAAAAATCTTTTGATAGACCATTTGAAGATGAAGATAGATTATAAAAATAATATATTAACATTTATACTCACTGTTTTTCTATTTAGTGGGTGTTACATAGGACACATCCCTACTAAGGTTTATAAAACGCCGAGTAAGTATGGGTTTGAATGTATGATACCCACATATTGGGATGGGCAACACCCTGTAAGATATTGGGAAACCACAATAAAGTTAGGGGACGAATTTACGGATTTTAACGGACTAACATGGGTTATTGAAAAACACCCAAACGAAGAAGATAAGATTATAATAAAGACTGATATCACTAAATAAAAAAAAGGACCATAACGGTCTTTTTTTTTGTGTTGTGATTTGACTTAACGTTTTTCGTTGTTATATTTTACTTGAATAACAGATAAAATTTTAACGAATAAAAGAAAAACAAAATGGCAAATGCACTTGACGCAGTACTGGCACAGTACGAAAAAAACACAGAGTCTCGCGGTGGTGGAGACGGTATGACACAGGAGCAACGTTTGAAGAAGTACTTTACTACGTATCTCCCTAAAGGAACAAAATCAGGACAATCACGAGTTCGTATCCTACCAACACCTGACGGTTCCTCACCTTTTAAAGAAGTATGGTTCCACGAAGTCCAAGTTGATGGTAAGTGGGTTAAACTCTATGACCCAGGTAAGAACGATGGTGAACGTTCACCTTTGACTGAGGTATATGAGGAGTTGATTTCTACAGGTAAGGAGTCGGATAAAAAACTCGCAATGCAATACCGCCCTCGTAAGTTTTACATTGTTAAGGTTGTTGACCGTGACAATGAAGAGGACGGAGTTAAGTTTTGGAGATTTAAGGATAACTACAAACAAGAAGGTATTCTTGATAAAATCATCCCTATTTGGAGAGCAAAAGGTGATGTTACAGACGCAAACGAAGGACGAGACCTAATTGTTGAATTGTCTAAGTCTAAAACAAATTCAGGTATTGAGTACACAGTGGTTCAAACTATCATGTACGATGACCCATGTCCTTTGAGTGAAGACACGGACCAGATGAAAGAGTGGATGGAAGATGAGACGACATGGTCTGATGTATACGCACAACGACCTGTTGAATACTTGGAAGCTGTTGCTCGTGGTGAGACCCCTGTATGGGACTCTGAACTTAAGAAGTTTGTATATGGGGATGGAGATGAAACCGAGACAATCGGTGGTACAACGAAGAAAGAAACGGTTACTGAAACCGCAGAAGACCCACAGTCAAAGATGAAAGTTGACGAGGACCTTCCTTTCTAACAAACCAAAACAACAGATGGGAGGGGTAAAACCCTTCCATCTTTTTCATTACGAAAAGTTCGTAACGAAAAAAACGTAATACGAAAACAATGGCAATTAAGAAAAAATCATTTAATGACATAAAGAAGAAGTTTTCTTCTTCGGCAAAATTCAAACCACAAAGATTCTATGATTTGGGTACTGAATTTTTGGATGCAGTTGGAGTACCTGGTCCGGCTATGGGACATTTAAATATGTTCTTGGGTCACTCAGATACGGGTAAAACAACTGCACTTGTTAAGGCGGCGGTAGATGCACAGAAGAAAGGTATTCTTCCTGTGTTTATTATCACAGAACAAAAATGGTCTTTTGACCATGCAAAACTTATGGGTTTTGACTGTGAAGAAGTGGTGGATGAAGAAACCGGAGAATTGGATTGGGACGGTTTCTTTATTTTTAATAATGACTTTGAGTACATAGAACAAATTACTGACTACATTAACGAGTTGTTAGATGCCCAAGACAAGGGTGATTTGGAATATGACTTATTATTTTTGTGGGACTCTGTTGGTTCAGTACCGTGTAAGATGACTTATGATGGTAAAGGTGGTAAACAACACAACGCAGCAGTTCTTGCTGATAAAATTGGTATGGGTATTAATCAGAGAATCTCAGGTTCACGTAGGTCGGACTCTAAGTATGAAAATACTTTGGTCATCGTCAACCAACCATGGGTAGAGTTACCAGACAATCCATTTGGTCAACCCAAAATTAAGGCTAAAGGTGGTGAAGCGATTTGGTTAAACTCGTCCTTAGTTTTCTTATTTGGTAACCAAAAGAATGCGGGAACAACAAAGATTACTGCGGTAAAAGACAAAAGAAAAGTTAAGTTCGCAAGTAGAACCAAAGTATCGGTTATGAAAAACCACATCAACGGATTAGGATATGAAGACGGTAGGATACTTGTAACCGCTCACGGATTTTTAGCAGGTAAAGATTCTGCGGAAGAAAAAAAATCTATTGAACAATACAAGTTAGAACATTCTGAGTATTGGAAAGACATTATCGGTACGGGTAGTGACTACAAGTTAGAAGAAGAAAGTGTAATCATTTAAGTTTTATGGAGTGACTAAAACTTTATTAGTAGACGGGAATAACCTTTTCAAGATTGGTTATCATGGAGTACGGGAATATTACCACAAAGGTAATCACATAGGTGGTATATATCACTTTATGAACACTGTCCGTAGATTCATTGATGAATACAATTACGATAAGGTTATTGTTTTTTGGGATGGACACAACAACTCTATACAGAGAAAAAGAATATTTGCCGAGTATAAGGAAAATAGAAGATACAATCGTCTAAACGATATTCAAAAACAATCATTTGATTGGCAAATGGATAGAGTTAAACAATATCTTGAGGAGATGTTTATTCGTCAAGTAGAGGTAAATGATAATGAATCGGACGATATGATAGCGTATTATTGTCAGATTTCTGAAGATGAGACAAAAACTATATTCTCGGCGGATAAAGACTTAACCCAATTAATCTCTGAGACCGTACAAGTCTATTCACCGTCACAAAAACAAATGATTAAGTTCGGAGATAAGGTTAAGTTAAAAGATATCTCTATACCCCACCAAAACGTGAGTACGTTTAAGATTATCTCTGGTGATAAGTCAGATAACATTGATGGTATATATTATTTCGGTGAGAAGACATTTTCAAAACTTTTTCCTGAGATAGTTGACTCCGTGGTTTCTGTTGACGATATTTTACAAAAAGGTGAAAAACTACACGAGAATGATAAAGACAATAGAGCACTACAAAACTTGTTATCGGGAAAGACAAAGAGAGGGGTATATGGAGAAGAGTTTTATGTTATCAACAAACAACTCGTGGACCTTTCACAACCTTTGTTGACAGAAGAAGCAAGGGAACTCGTACAACTTTATTATAAAGAAGATATTGACCCTGAGGGAAGGGGATATCAGAATCTCATGAGAATGATGATGAACGATGGACTATTCAAATACTTACCTAAAACAGACAACGCATGGGTGTATTTCTTGACACCTTTTATGAAACTTACAAGAAAAGAAAAACGAAGATTTAAAAAAACAAAAAACTAATTAAAAACAAAAAACATGAGTAAAGAAAAGAATGAAATCACGAAGATGGAATTTTTGTTGACATTAAACGACAACATCATCGTACAAAGGTTCTACAACGTTAAGGGGTTTAACGAAGATGTTAAAAACAGTATTGATTTACACGAAACTGTTAGTGACATTTATGACAAAATCCACGAGGGGTTGAAGGCTAAGACGGTTTGGTATATGTTGGACAATCAGTATCAAATTATGACTGACCCTATGATACTTGAAACCTCTATGACTGAAGACGATGAGACGTTTAATATTTACATTAAACATAACGATAACATTATTTTTCATCGTGGATGGGACGGAAAAACATACCCACCAAAAGTCAGATATACCGTTGATGTGCGACCACACCTAAAGTACGTGTTGAAGTCGTTGACTGAGGTTTGCTCATCTGACAAATTGACATGCGAATATCAAGATTATACCTTCGCTTAAGCATATTTATTTAAACAACCTTTTAATAATTTCAATCAATATGTCAAAAGAAAAAAATTTTGGATACCTCGGCAATACATTTCAAATTCAATTACTTAATAACATCGTTCTTTATAAGGACTTTGCAACGTCCATTGTTGATGTAATCGAGCCAAAATACTTTGACAACCAGTACTTTAAGTTGATTATGCAAATTCTGAAGGAGTATTATGTAAAGTACGAACATACACCTTCATATAATACACTAGAACAACTTGTTAAATCTGAAGTGTCATCACCTATGGCACAGAAGATGGTGTTGGATATGATTGACCAAGTAAAGGAGGCACCTATAGAAGGGGAGACGTTTGTTCAAGAAAAGGCTTTAAAGTTTTGTAAACAACAAGAACTTCAAAAAGTTATGGGTAAAGCTCAAAAAATCATAGATAAAGGTGATTTTGAAAGTTACGACCACCTTGAAGAAATGGTTAGAGAAGCCCTACAAGTTGGTGAGGTAGACGCCGGAACCGCAGATGTATTCTCTAATTTAGATGACGTTTTGGAAGAAGACTTCCGTCATCCAATCCCTATGGGTATACCGGGTATTGATAACCTTTTAAAGGGTGGTATCGCTAAAGGTGAGTTGGGTGTTATTTTAGCACCTACCGGTGTGGGTAAATCTACACTACTCACAAAAATCGCGAACCACGCATTTAATCTCGGATATAACGTTCTTCAAATTTTCTTTGAGGACAACC